AATGCAGAGCAACAAGCGTCTGCACAGATTGCGGTTCAAGATATTCACCAAGGGGCTAACCCGTTTGTAAATAACCAATTGACGCAATAAAATAGTTGCGTTATATTGAAAACACCTACCCGTGGGTTACACGGGGTAAATTCGGAGTGACAACGTAATGTCTGAAAAAGAAGCAGGTCATGTATTGACCAGCGAAAATGCGGCGACTTTTTATGCAGAGAGATTAGGTTTAGCTGATTCGCCTACCGAAACTGTGGCTGATGTGTCAGAAACGTCAGAGCCGGAAGCGGTAACAGAACAGAGTGAACCGACCGAAGCAGACACCGCGAAACCGCAAGAGGAACGCAAACAGAATCCGAAACTTGAAAAACGGTTTTCTGAGATTACCAAGCAGCGCGAAGAAGCTCGGCAAGAAGCCCAGCGGGAACGCGAAGCTCGGCAAGCTCTTGAGCAACGGCTTCAGGCTCTTGAAAAGCAATCTGCCCCGCAACCGCAGGCGCAAATTGCTGAACAAGAACCACAACCGCACCAGTTTACTGATGCGTTTGAATATGCAAAAGCTCTGACAGATTACCGGGTAGAGCAACGATTGGCGCAAGAAAAGGCTGAACAGGCTGAAATTGCGGCTAAAGCTGAACGCCAAAAGGTCGCTGACCAATGGGCAAAAAAGGTTGAAGCTGCAAAGTCTGAAATGCCTGATTTTGACGAAATGGTGCAATCTGCTAGCGATGTGATTGTTCCTGATCACATTCGGGATGCGATGCTTGAAAGCGATGTGGGGCCAAAACTCCTGTATCACTTTGCTGAGAATCCTGAACTGGCTCGTAGTATTGCCGCCATGCCGCCGATTAAAGCTCTGCGCGAGATTGGGAAACTGGAAGCGAAATTGGAAGCCCCTAAACAGGCTGAAAAACCTCCTGTGGCTAGAAGTAAAGCACCTGAACCGATCCAACCGATTCGGGCAAACGGAAAAGCTGACGTACCGTTGACCGCCAATGGCGAATTCCACGGTTCATATCAGGCTTGGAAGGCTGCTCGTAAGGCTGGAAAGATTCGATAAACCTAATCTTTTTTGGAGTTTCCTCAAATGAGCAACCAACTGCTTACCATTAGCAAGATCACCAACGAAGCGTTGATGGTCTTGGAAAACGAACTGACTTTCACCTCGGAAGTTGACCGTAACTATGACGATCAATTCGCTGTTGTTGGCGCCAAAATCGGCAACACTGTGAACGTTCGTCGTCCTGGCCGTTTCATCGGTACGACTGGCCCCGCACTGAACGTTGAAGACTTCAACGAAACCAGTGTGCCCGTCACCCTGAGTACCCAGTTCCACGTTGACACCCAGTTCACTACTCAAGACCTGGCCCTGTCGCTGGATATGTTCTCTGACCGTGTGCTGAAGCCTGCTATCGCCGCAATCGCCAACAAGATTGACCGCGATGGTATGTCTATGGCTACGCTGAACACTGCCAACATTGTTGGTACTGCCGGTACGCCCCCCACTGGTCTGATCACTTATCTGACTGCTGCTGCTTATCTGGACGCTGAAGGCGCTCCCCGCGATGGTCGCCGTTCGTGCATTGTGGAACCCTTCACCAGCGCCACGATTGTGGACAGCCTGAAGGGTCTGTTTGTGCCCCAAGAAGCCATCGGCGAACAGTACCGTAAAGGTCTGATGGGCCGTGACTCTGCCGGCATGAACTGGAAGATGGATCAGAACGTTGTGTCGCAGACTTTCGGCTCCTTTGCTGGTTCCGCTACTGTTGACACCACCACTGGTTCAGGCTTCCTGACCACTGGTTGGGCTTCTACATCCACGATCACTATTGCCAAAACTGGCACAGTGACTCCCAACGTTGGTGACACTTTCACTATCGCTGGCGTGTATGCAGTTAACCCCCAGAACCGTCAAGCCTACGGCTCCAACAAGCTGCGCAACTTTGTGATCAAGGCGATCAACGGCACTTCCGTGACCGTTTCTCCCGCGATCATCTCTGCTGGTCAGTTCCAGAACGTGTCGATCCCGACTACTTCTAGCACTGCTGCTGTTGCCTTCTTCAACCAGTCTGGCACTGTGTCTCCGCAGAACATCATCATGCACCGCAATGCTTTCACGCTGGCAGTGGCTGATCTGGAACTGCCGGAAGGTGTGCATTTCGCTGGCCGCGCTTCCGATAAGGAAATTGGTCTGTCGATGCGTGTGGTTCGCCAATACACCATCAACAACGATTCGATCCCGACTCGTCTTGATGTGCTGTATGGCTGGGCGCCGCTGTATCCTGAACTGGCTTGCCGCGTGGCTGCCTAAATTTGATGGGGGACTAAACCTCCCCCGTTATCAACTTTTTCAAAGGATTTATCATGGCTCTCTCTCCTACCACTTACACCAACAATGGCCCGGCTGTTACTACCAGCCCTCACTATCTGATTGATGGTGACAGCACTGACGGAACTGCGATTGCCCCCAACGGCGGTCTGGTTTCGTTCTTTGGCGCTACTGGTTCCACTCAGCCGACTGCTGCTGGCAACACCGCCACTTCCGCTGCTGGTTCGACCACTGCTGTTTATGTGAACACCACGTTCACTGGCGGCTCTGGTTCTACCGCTTACACGGTTGGCGATATTGTCAAAGCTCTGAAGGCTCTTGGTCTTATCGCTGCCTAATACTAGGCAATGAAACGGAAAAGCCACTCCTAAAAAGGGTGGCTTTTTCTCTTTAAACAGTTAGAATCTTTTAAAAAGGAACAAACATGGCACTCCAAACCACTGTTCTCCGTGGCAACATCCTTAATTCTTTTATTATGGGTGTACCTGTTACCGCCACCACTGTGGCAACTAGCGGCGCTTCTAAAACTGTGACCGTTGCTGGTTTGCAAGTTGGTGACGCTGTTACTGTGACGCTTCCGGGCGCTCAAACTGCTGGTGTTGGCATTGGTAACGCTTACGTTTCCGCTGCAAATACCTTGGTTATTCAATTTACCAATGCAACTGGTTCTTCTGCCGATTCTGCCGCTGGTACTTATACCGTGGTTGTTGATCGTGCTGAATCGCTGCCTTTGGCATCTAACGCAGTTTAATCATGGCTGGCTCAACCGTAACCCGTAATGCAGGGCTTACCGTGGCCCTGAGCGTTACCAATTCGGCTCATGCAGCCGTTTTGGTGGACGACAACACCAATGACCAGGTTAATTACGCATCTTTCCTCAATACGGGCGCTGCTCCTATTGCGTTTAAGTGCGGAACAACCAGTTCTGTTGCCGCTCCGACCTTTCCGACTGATGGCACTGTTGGGGACTTTGTTTTGCCTGCTGGCATGACTTGCCCCATGATCATTGCTGTTCCAACAACGCCGTTTTATGTCACTGCTGTGAGCAATTCGGCTACCGCTGGTATTCTTTACATTACTCCCGCAGCGGATCAATCGTAAGGAAAAAAGATGGCTGACCCAAACAGCGCCAATACACAAAACATTCTGCCCGTACAGGCGTTATTTAACACCGATGGGTCGTTTAATACGTTTATTGGTCAGGGTCAGCCATTTACAGCAACAATTGACCCAGACCAATCTGGACTGCATATCACAAATAGCACTATCAATAGTTCAACTATTGGTGCTATTACTCCATCAACTGGAGTTTTTACCAATGTCACAACGGCGACAGGGCAAATCACGACTGCTCCAACAAATGCCATTGATATTGTCAATAAATCATATGTTGATGCGATTGCACAAGGTTTAAATCCAAAGCAATCCGTCAAATGTGCAACAACCGCTGATATTACTCTTAGTGGATTGCAAACGATTGACACATATTCTGTCCAAATTGGCGACAGGGTATTGGTAAAAAACCAAGCAACAAGCGCACAAAACGGTATTTACGTTGCGGCAAGTGGTTCGTGGGTTCGATCCACCGACATGGATGTTTGGTCAGAAGTACCAGGCGCTTATACCGTTGTTGGCTTTGGATCGGCAAATGCAAATACCGCTTGGGTTTGTACGGCATCGGATACGGGGACAATTGGCGTCACTGCAATGCCTTGGGTGCAGTTCTCTGGTGTGTCAACTTACTACGCTGGAACAGGTCTTTCGCTGGCTAGCAATATGTTCAGCATCACCAATACTGGTGTAACCGCTGGATCGTATGGATCGGCATCTAAAACGCTATCGGCTACCGTTAATGCACAAGGCCAATTGACCGCTTTGTCTGCGGCTGATATTGCGATTGGTGCGGCTCAGATCACCAGCGGCACGATTGCTTCATCATTGATTTCCGGCAATTACAGCGGAATCACGGGTGTTGGCACGTTGACTGCTGGCACATGGAATGCCACGACCATCGGTGTGCCCTATGGCGGCACAGGCGCTACAACTTTGACGGGTTATGTCAAAGGCAACGGCACAGCGGCTTTTTCTGCCTCTACAACCGTTCCGACCACTGATTTAAGCGGTCAAATCACCAATGCCCAACTGCAAAACAGCACGATTTCAGGCGTTTCGCTTGGCTCTAATCTGTTTTCTCTGACCATTGGGACAGGGCTGTCTGGCACTTCCTACAACGGTTCGTCTGCTGTCACGATTGCCAATACTGCGCCGATGGTATATCCGGGCGCTGGCATTCCTAACTCAACGGGTACAGCTTGGGGAACGTCATATTCCACGACTGGTAGTGGGACTATGGTTGCTTTGGCTACGGCTGCAACTCTGAACAACCCAACGATCAGTGATTACTTAAGCTGGACTGCGAATAATGCGCCAACATATGCCAATGGTCGCACATGGTATGACTCTGGCACAGCCACTTTGTCTTACTACAACGACACGACAAACAACATTGTTCGTGTTGGCGCTCAACTTCAGCAGCAAGTCAGAAACTCTACTGGCTCAACGATTACCAAAGGACAAGTTGTTTACATTTCTGGCTCAACGGGTCAGATTGGCAACATTATTCTGGCTCAAGCTAACGCATATACAACATCTCAAGTTATTGGCATTACCGTTCAAGACATTCCCAATAACACGAACGGATATGTTGTCATTTATGGCACTGTTGAAAACATCAATACGTCTGGATTGACTGCTGGTCAGAATATTTATTTGTCGGCAACGACTCCCGGCGGGTTGACTCAAACAGAGCCAAGCGCACCAAACTATGCTGTCCATATGGGCGTTTGTTTGTATTCCAATACGAACAACGGCAAGTTGTTGATTGTTCCTCAGAACAAATCAATTGACACTGGCTACATCATTGGTCAAGTGGCAATAGCGCAAGGGGGGACGAATGGAACCGCTACTCCTACTGCTGGTGCTGTTGCCTATGGCACTGGTACTGCTTATGCATTTACTGCTGCTGGCAGTTCTGGGCAAGTTCTGACCTCTAACGGCTCAGGCGCTCCGACATGGACAAACCCAACCGCTTACGCAACGGTCACGGATGACACCACCACAAACGCCACACGGTATCCGCTGTTTGCAGCTACGACCACGGGTAACCTGTCAACGGAATATGTAAGCTCGACAAAGTTCCAATTCAATCCGTCAACTGGCGTTTTGTCGGCGACGGTGTTTAGTGGTTCTGGTGCTTCTTTGACCAGCATTCCTAATAGTGCGCTGAACAACTCCAGCATCACCGTAGGTTCTACCGCTATCAGCTTGGGCGGTACGGCAACCACGATTGCAGGTCTTTCGTCGGTAACTTCAACCACATTTGTGGGCGCTTTGAATGGAAATGCAAGCACAGCAACAACTGCGACAACAGCAACAAACGCCACAAACTCAGCCATCACGGATGACACAACAACCAATACCGTTGTTTACCCAACTTGGGTAACGGCAACAACTGGCGATGTTCCAATTAAAACATCGTCAACCAAGCTCAAATTCAACCCTAGCACTGGCGCTTTAACCGCTAGTCAATTGATCATTGCACCGTAAGAGGAAATCATGGGACAACTCGTTTTTCAAGCTAACCTTGGTGGGGCAGTTAACCTTGCTGGCCCTAACACAGCATCGACTGTAACTTTTACCCTTCCAAGTGCAGATGGTACAAACGGCCAAGCTCTTGTTACAAATGGCTCAGGAACTTTGTCTTTTTCCTCGTTTGTTTCGGCTGCTGCTGGCTCTAACACCCAAGTTCAGTTCAACTCAAGCGGGGCTTTTGGCGCATCGGCAAATCTGACATTTGATGGAACTACGCTGACTTCTACTGGATTTTCTGGCCCTCATAATGGCACTGTTGGCGCTACAACGCCAAATACAGGCGCTTTCACCACTCTGTCTGCATCAAGCACTGTAACTTTGTCAGGTGGCACAGCCAACGGCGTGGCCTATCTCAACGGCTCCAAAGTCCTGACCACGGGCAGTGCGCTGCAATTTAACGGTACAGATTTCGGCCTCGGTGGAACGCCTGTTTCTGTCGGCGTTGCTGGTATGCCGGCCTATGCCGCGCTGTCCTCAACATCTGGTCGTTCTGGCGCGTTTTATTGGCAAGATACTGGCGCAAACAACGTTGCGTATTCGTATTTCTTTGGAAGCGTTTTCCAGTTCGGAACATCCACAAACCACCCTATCGCTTTTATGCAAAGCGGCTCCGAACAAATGCGCCTGACCTCCACAGGTCTGGGCATTGGGACGAGTTCGCCTGCATTCAAGTTGGATGTGAATGGAGTATCTGCCGTTCGTGCTGGAAACGCATTACGTCTTTACCGAACTGACAACGCGATCTACACAGAATTGTGGGATGCGGGTAGTTCAGGGTTCACGGTTAACAATGCAAACGGTAATGGTATTCGTTTGCAACTTGCAGGCTCTACCGCAGTTACCCTCGACTCCTCCGGCAACCTCGGCATTGGGACAAGTTCGCCCGGCGACAAGCTCGAAATCGGCGGAGCAGGCGCCGGCATCATTTTGGCAAGTCCTAATGGAACACGTTACCGCCTGACTGTTACCAATTTGGGCACTCTGTCTATTGCTGCTGTTTAATTTGAAGGGAAAATCATGAGCGCAACTTTTAACTGGCAAGTCACGCAGATGGACTGCTACCCTCAAGCCGAGGGCGAGACTGATGTGGTCTTTACAGTACATTGGAGTTGCTCCGGCGCACAGGCACAAAACGGTCAAACCTACAACGGCTCCGTGTACTCCACTTGCGCCGTGACATACACCGCAGGCACTCCATACACTCCGTACAACCAGCTTACTCAATCGCAAGTTTTGGGTTGGATATGGGCTGATGGAGTTAACAAGACTGCGACAGAGGCTGCTGTGCAGCAACAAATTAACAATCAAATTAACCCTCCGGTGGTGACACCTCCGTTGCCCTGGGCTGCATAAGAGGAAGCCACCACCTCATCTTGGTGGCACATTGAAAGGAATCGAAATGGGCGACAACACAAAACCCCAAATCGTGACAATCGACGGCACTGAGTACGATGCAAACGGATTCACGGATCAGCAGCGTATGCTTCTTGAGCATTGTTTTGACCTTGACCGCAAAATCGGCTCATGCAAGTTTCAGTTGGATCAGCTCAACGTGGGTAAAGACGCATTCTTGCAAATGCTGAAAACTTCATTGGAAGAAAAGTAAAATGATCGGGCGAATCTTAGAAATTCAAGCAAATAATGGCGGTCAAATTACTTCCGCTAGATATTTATTTTCAAAAACAAGCAATGAAACCACAGTGCAAACTGAAGGTAATTGGTTTTTTGATGTTGAAAATTCTAGGATTCCGCTTGATCAAATCACTGAAGAAATAGTCCTTAAATGGATTGTTGATGCCACTACCCAAAACGGCATCAATACAATAGAATCACGGCTAGATGCTCAAATTTCTAGTGTTGCTCACCCTGTTGCGCTTCCTTGGAAAACAGAAACTTTTACGGTGACGTTATGAAATTAGAGTTGACAATGCAAGAGCTGCAACTTATTGTCGCTGGCTTGCGGGAAATGCCTTACAAAAATGTCGTAGATTTGCTTCAAAACATCGACAGACAAGTAATTCCGCAACTTCAGCCACAACAAGAGCAGCAAAATGGCAAAAGCGATTGACATCATTTCTCGCGCCCTAAAAGATATTGGCGCTCTTGAATCTGGCGAAACGCCAACCCCAGATGCGGCACAAGACGCATTTGATATGCTGAACGATTTGATTGATCAGCTATCAAACGAAAACATGATGGTGTTTAATGTCACCGAAATTATTTTTCCGGTGATTCAAGGTCAAGTCCAGTACACCATTGGCCCAAATCCAAGTACTCAGAACTTTGTCGGTGCATCGTTTACCGGCTCAATTGCTGGCAACATCCTGACAGTTACTGGAATCAATTCTGGCGCTATTGCACAAGGCCAAACACTTAGCGGTACAGGTATTACACCTGGAACAAAGATTACCCAGTTCCTGACTGGTGCTGGAGGTAACGTCAATGAAGTTGGCACATATCAGGTCAACATCAATCAGACGGTTTCCTCTACAACAGTCACTGCCTATTATCAAAAGCCTTTGTCCATTAACTCGGCTTTTGTACGCATCAACACCACATCTAACGGACAGCCAATTCAAGGCGGTGGATTGGACTACCCTGTTTCAATTCTTTCGCTTCAGGAATACGAGTTGATCGGATTGAAAACGCTTAACGGCCCTTGGCCCAAAGCGTTGTACTTCAACCCTGGTGAAGAATCTGGAAATTTGTTTGTTTGGCCTAATCCATCCCAAGGTGAAATGCATATGTTTGCAAACACCTTGTTCAGCAGATACGATGACATTAGTGAAGACATTGTTTTGCCTCAAGGCTACAACATGGTTTTGCGCTGGTGTTTGGCAGAACGATTGATGCCCATGTACGGCAAAAACTCGCAAACTCAAATCGCAATGATCCAGCAATACGCAGCGCAAGCCAAAGCAACTGTAAAGCGCACAAACATGGCTCCCGCACAAGTGGCTCAGTATTCCGATGCGTTGTTGGTCGGAAGGCAAAAAGACGCGGGTTGGATTTTGTCCGGTGGCTTCTTGCGTTAAGGATTCGATATGCCTGATTTCGGTTTTGTCGGCCCAAGTTATGAAGCGCCAAGCATTTACCAAGATGCTCAAGAGTGCATCAATTTCTTTCCTGAAGTTGACCCCATGAAGCAACCGGGTGAGCGTGGCGTGGTCGCGCTTTACCCTACTCCCGGATTGACCGCAAAAGCGGTGCTTAACTTTGGTGAAGTGCGTGGTTTGCGTACTGTGTCAGGTGGTCAGCAAATGGTCGCTGTGTGCGGCCCTTATGTGTATGTTCTGACCGCTGATCTAACGCCTTACATTGTTGGATTCTTGAACACATCAACGGGGTATGTCGGCATTACTGATAACGGTCTAAACGTCTATATTGTGGACGGTGCATATCGTTATACATGGCGTATTTCAACGCCTGCCACTGCTGTTTTTCGAGGAAGTATCTCTGGCACAACATTGACGATTTCTAGTCTTTCGTCTGGAACAATTGCTGCTGGTCAACAATTGTTTGGTGTTGGTGTTGCAAACGAAACCGTCATTACGGGTGGCAGTGGAACGTCTTGGACAATTAACATTTCACAAACTGTAGCTGATGAAGGAATGTCCTCTGCTGCTGTTGGTGCAGTTCTTACTGGTGACATTGCTGGCACAACGCTCACTGTGTCTGCTGTGGCATCTGGAACACTTTATCTTGGTCAAACAATACAAGGTTCTGGCGTCACTGCAAACACCATGATTACCGCTTTAGGAACTGGTGTTGGAAATACTGGAACATACACGGTTAGCACAAACCAGACCGTTGCTTCCGAAACAATGTATGCGCTGAACTTTACTCAGATTCCATCCACTGATGGCGCTTTTTCGGGTGGTAATGTGGTGGATATTATGGACAACTATTTTGTCTATAACAATCCAGATACACAGCAATGGGCATCGTCTGATTTACTTAGTCCAATTTCTCCTGCTCTCAGCTATGGTGTAAAAGATGGCGCACCAGACAATCTGGTTTCTTTGATTGTTGATCATCGAGAGGTTTATCTTCTTGGTGAAAATTCGTCAGAAGTTTGGACGGATGTTGGCGCTGTACCTTTCCCATTCCAGCGCATTCCTGGCACATCTACTCAGCATGGCATCGCTGCGGTGTTCTCTGTGGCCCGTGTTGGCAATTCATTTGCTTATGTGTCAAAGAACATTCGCGGTCAAGGCATGATTGTTCAAATGAATGGTTATATCCCTCAGAGGATTTCCACTCATGCGGTAGAAAACAGCATTGTTAATCAATACATTGATGATGCGATTGCTTGGACATATCAACTTGAGGGCCATGAATGCTATGTGGTCACATTCCCAACGCTTGATCTAACATGGGTATATGACGCCACCACTCAAATGTGGCACAAATGGCTTTACACCGATAACAACAATCAATACCACCGGCATCGTGGTAATTGCTGTGCTGTGTTCCAAGGTCTTGTAATGATCGGGGATTATCAAAATGGCAAAATTTATGAATTGGATAAACAAGCCTACACAGATGATGGACAAGAAATCCGCAGGGTTCGTCGCGCTCCACATTTGGTGACTGATTTTCAACGTCAATACTTTGATGAATTCCAGATTCAATTTCAACCTGGCGTTGGAACAACTGGGTTTTCTATTCCACAAACGACAATTCAGTCTCCTTTTGTCATTTATCCAGATATGACTTACAAAATCAGTGCAACTGATATTGTTTATCTTGGATCAACAAATCAAATTAATTCATCAACGACAACCACATATCCACAAGCAATGTTGCGTTGGTCTAATGATGGTGGTTCTACTTGGTCAAATGAACATTGGGTGACAATTGGTCAGGCTGGGAAGTACAAAAACCGCGCTATTTGGCGGCGTTTGGGCACTGCCCGTGATCGTATTTTTGAAGTTGCAGTGACTGATCCGGTGAAAATGGTGATTGTTTCTGCCAACTTGAAAGCATCTTCAGGGGATAACTGATGGCAAACGGTCTTTCTCCGATTTCACAGAACAACCCTTATCCTCAAACTGAGTTTTTGGATAAGTCAACCAATCGTCCAACTCGATCTTGGCAACAGTTCTTCCTGAACATTCTGAACTTTTCTAGTTCTTCTTCTGCTACGGCTGGTTCTTCTACATTGCCAGCAACGCCAGAGGGATTCATCACCATTACAGTCAATGGCAAGGCCAAAAAAGTGCCTTACTATGGGCTATGAAAAAATGATGATTTGAACTAACATTGGAACAATCAAAAAGGTCTGAAAATGGCAGTTACCGCTGAACAAATTAACGACTACGTTAAAGCCAACATTAATAACCCGACAGCTATTGCCAATGCTGCGGCGCAATATGGCGTCAGTCTTGCAGACCTTGCTAATGCCACTGGATATTCCGTAAACGATGTTCAGAATTACTTTAGCAATGCTGGCATCAACACAAATACTTTCAGCCCTACTGTTGCACAAATAGCGCAGTCTGGCGGGTATGACCAGCCATCAACAAACCAATACACAATCAACGGACAAGCTGTTCAACCTGTGTATAGCAGTCAATCTGGTGGCGCATATGATGCAACACCTACGACCAACATCAGTGGATACACTGGCGACATTCAACATATTGGCAATCAAGATTACGTTGCCGATTATGATGCTTCTGGCAAATTGATCGGGTACAGACCTTATGCAGATTCTGGCAGTCAATTGTCTGGATTTGCGCCGCTTGTTGGTATGGCCGCAATTGCTTTTGGAATTCCCGACATTATTGGCACATCAATGGGGCTAACTGGCGCAGCCGCTTCTGCTGCTGGCGGCGCTGTGTTGGGTGGTGGTACGGCTGCAATGACGGGGAATGATGTTCTCAAAGGTGCTGCCTTAGGTGGCGTACTGGGATACGCTGGAAATCAACTTGGTCAATATCTTAATCAAGGAGTAACTGATTCAACATTGCTTCAACAAGCCGCTGATGCCGATTTGGCCGGTGGAATGTTGTCTGAATATGGAACGAATGCGGCTTATGACACGGCCATGCAAAATCTGATGACCAACAGTCCTGGTGTTGTGCGGCAACTTGACAATGTCGTTAATAGTCAAGTCGGAAGCATACACGGCCCAGACAACATTGATATTGGTGGCGGGTATAACCCCGCAACTGGCACAACAACTGTTCCAGTATCTACGGGTGGCGTTTCTAATACAGGTGCTGCCACTACTGGCGCAGGTGTTACTGGGGCGACCGGGACAACTGGTACTACTGGGATAACTGGTACTACCGGAACTGGTGGAACAACCGGAACTGGTGGAACAACCGGAACAACTGGGACGACAAGTCTTCTTAGCAACCTAACGAGCAATCCTTTGACAACCGCTGCGCTGGTTAATGCTGGTGCTGGTTTGCTTAGTACTGGCATCAATAGCAACGCTATTAGCAATGCTTTAAACACTCAGTCTCAAGCCGCTCAAACGGCAGGCTCTACGCTGAAAGACATTTACAACCAGCAACTTGGGTTTGTTCAACCCTATCAACAAGCTGGCTTGCAAGCCCTCAATTTGCTTGGTCAAAACAAAGACTATCTGACGCATCAATTCAATGCTCAAGATTTGGCTGCTGGTCTTGCTCCTAACTATGATTTCATGCTGCAACAAGGCCAAATGGCTAATCAACGTGCAGCAAATGTTGGTGGTGGTGCTATCGGCGGCAATGCTTTGCAAGGTCTGCAAAAGTTTACGCAAGATTACGCAGGCAATGCGTACCAGAATGCGTTTAATAACTATCAGACACAACGCAATAACATTTTCAATACGTTGAACTCAATTGCTGGCTATGGACAAACGGCTAATAACCAAGCTATCGGCGCTGGCACTAATTACGGTCAACAGCAAACCAATTTGGCAACAGGGTTGGCCGCTGCTCAGGCTGGTGCTAATGTCGGCCAAGCTCAGAACCAAACGAATCTGATTAGCAACCTTGCAAACAACGTGACGTTGGCTAGTTTGCTTGGTCAAAAGCAGTCGGTTACACCGCAATAAGAGGAAACCATGCCTGAATTCTTCACAAATTTTGCCCAGCCTCAGCAACGCAATTCGTTGGCTGATATGGTCAACATGGCCTCTGGGCTTCAGCAATTCCAACAACAGCAGCAATTGCTCCCCATTCAGCTTGAAAAAGCTCAAATGGAACTGCAACAGCTAAAGCAAACGCAACCGCTTGAGTTGAAGCGTCTTGGCGCAGAGGCAAAAGTAGCGGAAGAAACCGCAGCACCTCGGATCAGCAAGTCTTTGTCTGAAGCTGAGGTTGCCCAATTGGATAAATTCAAAGCATTTTTGAATAACTCAATTGAACGTTCTGCGCCTTTGCTTCAAAACAAAAACTTGTCTTACTCTGAAATTGAAAAGCATTACCGTGACAGCCTGAAAAATGTCACAGACGATACGGCAATGCAAAACAAGATCATTGCTCAGGCAATGCAACATATTCCCAAGAATGGAACTCCTGACGAATATCGAATGATCGTTGGGCGTCAAATGCTGGACGCACTTAGCCAAGAAAGCAAGATCAACAAACTGTTTCCGACTGCTCAAGCCCTTAACACTGGTGAACAAGTTTTGCCGGTTTCTTACGGTTCGTCATTGTCTATTCAACCTCCTGGAACCGTTATGGGCAAAGGGATTGAAATGGGCATCCCGCCGACTCAGCAAGTTGTTGCCCCAACAGGCGAAACAAGCATGGTTGGCCCACTTTCTCAACGTGGTGGTGTAACACCGTTGCAAACAGGTGTTGGCCCTGCTCAAGCTGGTTTGTTGGGCGCTGGTGGGGACGTTGTTAAGAACGATTGGACAAATACATCATTTGAAGCTCAGGGTGCGCCTGGTCGTATTGCTGTGTTCCAGAACATCAAAAAACTGGTTCCAGAATCGTTTACTGGTGTTGGCGGCGAACGCAAGCAATTCTTGTCTGGCCTGGCTCAAGCTATTGGCATTGATGCGAACATCCTTGAAACATCGTCCACTGACGAATTGTCCAAAAATACCAAGCTGCTTCAGTTGGCTGGCGGCAATACGGATGCGGCTCGCGGGATCGCAGAATTGGCTAATCCCAACACCAAAATGACCAAAGAAGGCATTTTGCGGGTTACTGATCAACTGATTGGTATGGAAAAGATGAAGGAAGCAAAAGCCAGGTATTTGCAACCTTACACACAGAATGCCGCGCAATATCAACAGGCTATGCAGAACTTCAACCAAGTGTCTGATCCGCGTTTGTTCCAAGATATTTCACCCGCAGAAACTAAAAAAATGTTTGATGCAATGTCGGCGCGTGAACGTTCTGATTTGATGACTAAAATCAAACAAGCGCGTCAACTGGGGATTCTGTAATGGCGACTTTTGCTGATACTTTTGAATCGCTGTATTCCGGGCAACCGTCCAGCGAGCCAAAGCCGACTAATCGTGAAGATCAACGGGTGATGATTCTTAAAGATGAATTGTCCAAAGCGCAAGGTCGGATTGGCGCTGCAACAGATGCAGCATCAAAAGATCGCGCCATTCGTGATGTTGAAGCATTGAACCGTGAACTTGGCCGACTTGGAGTGAAATCCGCGCCTATGCCAAAAAGCAGTTCATTTGCTGATACGTTTGAATCTCTTTATGCGGGGCAAGCTCCATCGGCAGAAGCCAAGCCAAAGACAGAAGCCAAGCAAGAAGATGTTGGGATGCTTGGTGGCTTGTATAACCGTTTTCAGCAAGCCAAAAAGGATATTGGCACTGCTGTAGTTGGTGCTGGTGAAACTGCCGCACAAGCCGTTTCTGGTGGATTGGCCGCGCCAGCTAGTGCTGTTGGCGGTGTTGTAGGCGCTTTAACCAGTGGTAAATATGGAACCCAAGAGGGCGTCCAAGCTGGTCAAAATGTTGCTCGCAAGATTCAAGAGCAAATGACTTATCAGCCGCGCACACAAGCAGGTCAACAAATGTCGGCGGCGCTTGCTAAAGCGTTTGAAGCGTCAAAACTTCCGCCTGTTGGCGTCCCTGAACTTGCTGGTATGGCTCCACTTGTGCAACCAGCAACACAGCAAGCAGTTTCCAAGATTCAGCAAATTCCTGGTCAATATCGCGCCGCTGTTGCTGAAATTACGCCTGCCCAACAGTTGCAACAGCAATTTCAAGCCAAAGGCGGTATGCGCTCGGGCGGTGCTGCCGCTACAACTGCAAACGCTGAGTTTGAGGCTGCTGTCGCAAAAGCATCACCTGAATTGGCGGCTGAACTTAGAAGCATGAAGCCAGAAGAGGCAAGCATGGCGGCAATCAATCGCCAGCTTGAAGGGGATAGTCTGCCGGTTCGTGTTCCTCTTACTCGCGGCCAAGCAACGCAAAACGTTAATTTGTTGTCAGACGAAATGAATATGCGTGGCAAGAATCCAGAGTTGGCTACTCGATTCAATGAGCAAAATAACGCATTGAAAGAAAACTTCAGTGCGATCCGTGATAAAGCTGCGCCTGATGTGTTTGGAACAAACCACATTGAAAACGCTGAAACTTTAATCGGTTCTTACAAGGAACTTGATAAAGCTAGAACCCAAGACATTAGCGCAAAATACAAAGCGTTGCGTGATGCTGCTGGTGGTGATTTCCCAATCAACGGCAAGGCATTTGCAAACAATGCTTTCAGTGCTTTGTCTAAAGAATTGAAGTCTGATTTTGTTCCTGCCCCGATTGAAAAACAATTGCATAAGTTTGCCGCTGGCGAAAAAATGACTTATGAGCAATTTGAAGCAATGCGAACAAATTTGGCCGCAGAAATGCGTAAGGCAGAACGCTCCGGAGATGGCAATGCTAAAGCCGCCGCAAGCATCGTTCGTCAAGCTCTTGAAGACCTGCCCCTTGGTGGTGACGCAGCAGCATTGAAACCATTGGCTGATGAAGCCCGTAATGCCGCAAAAGCTCGGTTTGATATGCTCAAACGTGATCCCGCTTATGAAGCGGCTGTTAATGATGTTGCGCCTGACAAATTCATTAACAAATACGTTATCAATGGCAACAAGCGAGACATTGAAACGCTCGTAAATCAACTTGGTGGCGGCACTGAAGGCCATCAAGCTGTATCGGCTGCTGTAATTAATTGGCTTCAGGACAAGTCAATTAGCAGCGGCAACTTTAATCAAGCATCTTATAACCGAGCACTTAAACAGATTGATCCCAAATTAAACTATTTGGTTGATTCTGAGACTGCAAACAATTTGCGTACGTTGGGCCGTGTTGCTGAATACACTCAAGCACAACCACGTGGTTCTTATGTGAATCAATCAAACACTTTTGTTGCAGGCGCTAAAGAACTTGCAAAATCTGGGCTTGAGCGAGGCGCTAATGTGATGCTTGGCGCTGGTGTTGTTCCTGTTGGTTCAATGATCCGAGAATCCGCACAAAAACGCGCTATGAAGAAAGAAACGCAAAAGATTCTCAAGCCAGGTGCTGGCACAAAACTTTCTGATGTTGGTAAGGATTAAAAATGTCTTTTCTGCTTTCCCCAATCGGTAACGGCGCTCAGTTCTTTACCACCACTGGTTTGCCGCTGAATAACGGGTATATCTATACCTATCAAGCAGGCTCCACAACCCCATTGTTGACTTATACAGATTCAACTGGAAACGTATCAAATGCGAACCCTATTGTTTTGGGTGTGGATGGGCGTCCTCCACAAGAAATTTGGCTCAATAGTGGGTATTCATACAAATTTGTTTTGACGACCTCTACAGGAACTCAGATTGCCACTTACGACAACTTGTATGGCATTCCTTCAACAACCGCCTCTGGTACAACTGTTCCAACAGGCGGCATCATCATGTGGAGTGGTTCAATTGGCTCTATTCCAAGTGGTTACGTCATTTGTGACGGTTCTAATGGAACTCCTGATCTTCGTGATCGGTTTGTCGTTGGTTCTGGCAATAGCTACGCTGTTGGCAATACTGGCGGTTTTACATCAAACGTTGCAGGCTCTGGCGGCACTAATCTTCCGCTGTATTACTCGCTGGCATTCATCCAAAAAACCTAAATCCTGAAGTTGGGGATAACATGGGAAACATTAGCGAGGCTGAAGCCAGATTGAACAGTCATGAGGCTGTTTGCGCTTTGCGCTATGAGCAAATCAATGCAAGGCTTAAGCGGCTTGAGGGCATTCTTATGAAAACGGCTGGCGTTATGCTAGTCAGCATGACTGGCGTTATTTGGGTGACGATTGTTCACGTTCCCAAATGATTGTTGAAAGCCTAGCCTTAATCAGTGCTGCGAATTCTGCATTTGCAGTAATCAAGGCGGCGCTTGAAAACGGTAAGGAACTCGCTGATGTTGGCGAAAAAGTCTTTGAGTATTTTGGCTGTACGGCACAACTGCAAGAAAACGCAATTGCCAAAGCTGGCGGCAGACCAACTGAAGGACGCAACGACATCATGGAATTCATGGCGCTGGAGAAGATGCGTCAAAATGAAGAATATTTGCGCGAATCAATGGTGTACGCTGGTCGGCCTGGTATGTGGGAAGATTGGCAGAAATTCCAAGCTATGGCCGCACGAAAGCGCCGTGAAGCCAAAGAAGAAGCCGAAAGAATCCGTAAGGCTGTAATCAAGCGCAGGCAAGAAATCGCGCAAGTCATTTTGGTGTGTTTGGCCGCTTTGTTGGCACTTGGACTGACGTTGTTTGGTGTTTGGTTGGTAGTTGGAAAATGAACGATCTAATCAATTTACTCAAAGGCATTGCGCCTACTGTTGCTACGATGGTTGCTGGCCCTCTTGGTGGCGCTGCTGTATCAGCCATCGCATCCAAGTTTGGTGTTGAAGATTCTGTAGAAGCTGTAGCTAAAGCTATTGTTGGCGATCCCCAAGCCGCACAAAAGCTGTCTGAAATGGAACTGGAATATGCCAAACTCGATTCGGCTGATCGTGACAGTTCTCGTGATCGTGAAGTCAAAATTGCAACCAGCCAAGACGCTCCATTGCTTAACAAGGTGGTAACGCCTGTGCTGGCTTTGGGTACGGTTGGTCTTAGCTTTTTGCTGTTCGGCATCATTATTTTCATGAAGGGTTTAGATCAAGCACAACAAAACATCTTGATTTATGTTCTTGGTGCTTTGAATGCCGCTACCGTTCAGGTTCTGTCTTATTACTTTGGCGCATCACATGACCACAAAAAAGACCTCAATCCTAGCTTTCTTGAGGACAACAAATGAAGTCCAACTTATTCTGTTTGTTTTTTTCTTGTTAAGTTCAAAACAATTTGACGAGCATGACACCCAGTTAATCCAAACAAACGTCCAAGCTCTTCATAACTTGGAGAATATTTAACATATACATTTCTAACGGAATTGATAAATTGATCGCTATATTTGGAAAGATTGGTTTTTTCGCCATGTTGTTTGTTGAGGCTTTTTTGTCTTGCATGATTATTATTTTCTTTATATGTAGCCCATTCAAGATTATCAACTCTATTGTTAGTTTTGTTTCCATCTTTATGGTTAACTGTAAGTCGATATTCTTGATGACCCAAAAAAGTTTCTGCAACTATGCGATGAGCCAATTTTCTAGTTTTGCTATCAAGAACAATTGAGTAATATCCATGATTGCCAATACTTCCTTTAATCATTTTTTCATCAAGCCAACCATGTCTTCCATCTTTATAGACTAAAGGTCTACGCAATGCTTTAAAGCGCCCAAATGAAGAAACTTCATAACGACCTTCAAAGCCTTGTATTGGTTTCCATGTTTCTTGCATTGTTTTACTCCTTTGTATCATTTGGATGATTGTATCATGAAAGAAAATTTTGACAAAGCTCTTGCTGCTGTTCTTAAATCGGAAGGCGGTTTTGTTAATAACAATCATGACCCCGGTGGTATGACTAATCTTGGTTGCACAAAAGCGACATGGGAAGAATATTGTGGGCACGTTGTAGATGAAAAGACCATGAGGGCTTTGACGCCTGGCGATGTGGCTCCGTTGTATAAGCGCAAGTATTGGGACAAAATCTGCGCTGATGATTTGCCTGATGGCGTGGATTACGTTGTTTTTGATTGCGCTATCAATAGCGGCCCAGGTCGCGCTGCAAAATTTTTGCAATCGTGTGTCGGTGTTGATCCTGATGGTGGCATTGGGCCTAAAACACTGGCTGCTGTCAAAGCATTTGACGCCAACCAACTTGTGCAAGATTACTCCAAGCGGCGTCTGTCATTTATGATGGATTTGCCGACATGGGCGACATTCGGTAAGGGCTGGAGTCGCCGAGTAAACGAGGTGGAGGCTACTGGCCTCTCAATGATTAAATAAAGGAACCGAAATGGCTACTAACTTCAAAATCACCCCGGCTAAACAAAAACCTACCAATGGCGGTCATTACGTCATGGAACGAGAGTACAAGAAAGAAGCTCGTAAGGTTGCAGAACTGGAAAAAGAACTAAAAGAGCATGAGCGCACAGATATGGCCCATGCCCACCCCATGCACCGTTCGCATGAAGCTAGTCAAAAAGAAGCGCCGCTGCCAAATATGCGTAAGTATTAAGGGATTGGGATGCCCTTGGGCCAAAGTCCTTGGGCGACTAATTCCTCAACTGTTCTTTCGTGAGCGGTTCGCCACATTCCGATGCGCTCCATTTTGCTCATCATTTTTCCTTGATCAAGTTCTGTATGACAAGGAAAACATAGGCTAGCGATCATGTTGTCATCAGCTTTGATGCCACGGCCTTTCCCATGCCCCCAATTGGTGTGAGCCGCAACGATTGTTCCGTCATCGGCTCCGCACCATTGGCATGGTATTTTTCTTGCGGCTTCTAAAAGTTCTTTGCTTCTGATGTATTGATGCTTGGGGAACTTCATACAAGCTCAACAACGTTTGGCGTTCTGTTAATCAAAGCCCTGCGCGTTTTTTCAATCATCCGCTCATAGACAGACCTGGCAATGCTTGTGCGCTGAAGATTGTGATATTCGTACACATCTTTGGCGGCATTGATGCCTTCGCCTGACAAGCCCATTTTTTGGGTTTTTTCATAGCGATGCGCGGCCTCTTTCATTGCTACTGCCATCTTTTCACAGTAAGGCAGAACCTCAGCGCCGATGCCGCTGCGCCCCATCATTTCGGCAATGTTCATCATGTCCACCATTGTTTTCCAGTCTTGCACTGTGCCAAGACCTCTGGTCATTGAATCAATTGCGCTCAATTCACCAGTTTGAAGTTGCGCCAATGATTTGTCATCAATGATGGCTGCGCCTGCGATTGCATGAGCAATAGGGTTAACGGTTGACCAAATCTTGCGCTTGCATTGCTTTTTCATTCATGGCTCCTGTTTACAAGACGGTTTGTCGCTTCTTTTGTCCTAAATATTTCAATATCTAATCGCAGTGATTCAAGTTCCCAACGCAACGTTTCCTCTTGTTCAATTGCCACCGCCAAACCTTTAAGAAGCTGGTTGTATTGAGGATCAGCTAATGCCTCACGTTCCTGAGCGTTTGCGGCCTCTACGCCCATTGCCAATGCATCTTTCATTAGCATGGCTTTCTGAACTCTACGGAATTCTTCAAGATAAACCCTTTGCGCTTTTGCATGGCCGTATGCTGGCGCTTTTTCTCTGATCTTTTCTGCGGCGTCTTCAGGTTTCATTTTGCTTTGCTGTAAATGATGATTGATTGTTTCTTTTCTATGCCAGCGTTTGCAATCGCATTTTTCGTTTTTTGTGCTGAATCTTTCCAATCTTTATCTTGTGCAAGGCTTATTTGATTTCTCCAATCAAACGCATTGTTTTTTGATTTTTTAATGTTTGTTCCAGGCCAATAACTCACTGCAAATCCTCTTTAACCATTATTTCAACCATCCCAACATCGCCCCATACTTTGGTTGCATGGATGCTAGTTATCTGGGAATCATCCTTGTAAACAATGCCATTCATGCCATCGGTTACAGCTTTAACGCAATTGTCCAAATCCGGGCGTTTCATATGCCTTTCAAACCCTTTTAAACAGGCTTCTCGACGCTTGTTTGAATAGCTTGGAGGTACGGGGAAGGTTACATACACATACACCGCTACAGGCGTTTCTAATGGCTCAGAAATACCCATTGCGGCTTTTGCCATCATTGCAACTTCTGATTCGTAATCATGGGTTTTTTTTGGTGTATATGTGCGTCCATTTTTTGTAAACCGTGGCCTTCCTTTAGCTACTGGTTCGCCAAATACTTTAAATGTCACAATAAAAGTCATTTTTTTAACTCGTTCATTCGTCGTCTTAAATCATCTACAGCTTGTTTGCCCCGAATCCTGGTCATTTCGCTGATCATGTTTTCCCACCATTTTCTAGCGTCATATGGCCCAAGATCATTGACTTTCTTTTTGTATCTCATTC